CGTGGCTTCGGGCGAGCGGCTTTGGCTTCTGTACAACGCGGACGCCAAAGAGTTCGCGGGCATGTCGGCGGCGGACCGCGTTCGCCTCGGATACCAGGACCTGGTGTCTCCGTTCATCAAGAACGAGGCGCATCCGGCGCGCAAAGCCGCCACCAACTCGTGGCGCACGATCCAGGGCCTCAGCATCATCGACCAGTGCGTGGAGCGGTGCATCTGGGACGACTTCCACGAGCAGGTGAAATCGGTCTACCTCAAGTCGCCCATGACGGTGGGCATCGGTTTTACCGACGCGCAGTCGGCGGAGTTCGGCGACTTCGTCGAGGACTACCTCGGAGCCGACAACCGCTCTTCCTGCGACGTGAAAGGATGGGACCGCGTGATCGACTCTACGTGGGCCTACGCCGCGGCCGACGCCGCCGGCAGCCGCCTTTACGCCGGCTACACCAAGCTGCGCGAGCTCTACCACTTCCACGCGAAGATTATTACTGACCCCGTCTTTATCATCAAGCACAAGAAGGAGTGGATCCTCGCCGTTCGCTCTAATCCCGGAGGGATGGCCAGCGGTTCGTTTCACACGACCGTCGGCAATACCACCATGAGGGTGGACGTGGCGCACCAGGTGCGCTACGCGGCCGTGGACGTTCACGCCGAGCGCGTCGGCTCCGCGCTTTCGGCGAAGGAGCGCGCCGCGCTGCGCAAGCAGTTTCGCGAGATAGCCGCCGGCGACGACCTTATGGTCAAGGCGCCGGAGGGCGTCACGCGCGGCGACTACGAGGAGGCGCACCGCCGCCTCAAAATCCCCATCCGCGAGATGGAGGAAATGCCGAACGGCGAGTGGAAGTTCTGCTCGCACGTGGCAATGAAAGACGACGGCTGGAAGCCCGTTCTCACGACCGAAGACAAAACGCTGTACAAGCTTCTGTCCGGCGTGAAGACGATCGACCAGCTCGACGCCTTCTTTTACGAGTTTCGCCACTCGGACAGCCGCGACGAGCTGTACGCGTTCGCGCTCAAGCACGCGCGCTTTTCCGAGCCCGTGCCCGCCTCCTACAAGGACGACTACGTAATGAAGGAGAGCGCGGGCCCGGGCTGGTTCAGCCCGTGCCACCCTCGCTTCGACGGCGAGGTCGTTCTTCAGTCCGGCGCGAAGCACTGGACGGACGACTTCGTCGTCACCGAGTTTGACGGCATCAAATTCTTCGAGAAGTCTTG